AGGCGATTTTTTACTAACACAATCAGGAAATACAATAGAAACGAGTTAGAATGGCAAACGTTAAGATTACAGCACTAACAAACTTAGGTTCAGCTGATGTAGACGCAGCTGACGTTTTTGTTATTGATGATGTGTCAGCTACTGAAACTAAAAAAATTACTGTTGCAAATCTTCGAGCCGCTGTTGATACCATTGCCACCTCTAACATAAACACAGTATCTGCTAATGCTGATGCTTACTATGTGCAGCTTAATGCAAATATCAATGTAGTTCAAGATAATGTTGCAACTCTGTCTACTGTTCTTCGTGTAGCAGGCGATTCCGGAGCTGATGATGTTACTGTAGGCACTGACGATCTCACTTTTACTGGCGATTCTAACGTTTCAACAGCTGTTACTGATAATACTGTTACCATCTCAGTTGACTTTGGCGCTACTCAAACTAATATTGACGCAGTTGAAACTCGTCGTGCAGACAATGTATTCTTTACCTACAACCCCACTGGTGATCAAGCTAATGTTATTGTCAATGCAGCTAATGTCGAACCATCTCAAAATAACATCTTCTCATTAGGTGCACCAGATCGTGTTTGGAAAGACCTCTACGTAGGCCCAGGTTCTATTAATTTAGGTAATGTAACACTCTCAGCTGTTGAGACTGGTTTGAAGATTGAAGATGCTCAAGGAGCTACTACTCAACTTGATACTTCAGTTGCTAACGTTGCAGCTAACCTCAATTTAATCCAAGACAATGTAGCTCAAGTATCTCAAGATGTATCAGATCTTGAGTCTCGTCGAGCAGATAATGTTACTATACGAATTAATGCATTTACAGGTACGAATGCAGCAATTGTAGCTACAGAGTCTCGTGTAAACTCCAATTTAGATGTTACTAATGATAATGTTACAACGCTCACAACCACTGTTGATAATTTTGGTACATCATCAAATGCTAATGCTGCAGCTCTTGCCGCTGGTATTGCTGGATTAGCCTCTGTAGATACTGCAACAGGTACAGAAGCCAGACTAAATGCTAATCTTGATGTTACTAACGATAATGTTTCTTCACTTACAACAACCGTAGACAACTTTGGTACTTATGCTAATACAAACTTAGATACAAAAGCAAATGTATCTGCTACCTATTTCTTAGCTTTAGCTAATGACTTTGCAACCTATACACTAATAAATGCTAATTTAGATATAACTAATGATAATGTCACAACTCTTACAACTACTGTTGACAATTTTGGTACATCATCTAATGCAAACGCAGCTGCTTTAGCCTCTGGTATAGTAGCTTCCGAAGTTAGAGTAAATGCAAATTTAGACTTAACTAACGATAATGTGGCAAACATTACTGACGGTACTACTCCCTTTTCAGCTCCTGTAACTTTCACAGATAATGTGATAATTTCAGGCTCATTGATTGTTACTGGCGCACAAGTAGACTTAGGCGTTCAAAGCGCAACAGTTGATAACAACTTTATTGAGCTGTCAGCTGAATTAGCTCCTGGTGATGCTCCAGCTACAGATTCTGGACTGCTCATAAACCGTGGTAATAAAGGTAATGTGTTTATCGGAGATCATCTAGGCGAAGATGGTGTAATCTTTGTACGTACCCAATCTCCTGACACAAACACTACAGTTGCTATTGAATCTTTCATGGATCTTCACGCAAATGCTGTACACGTTGCATCTCCAGTAAATCTTAATCGAGTTCATGTAGGTTTAAGAGCCTCAGAAAACACAGGTATTATATTTGATGATTCTGGAGCAAATATTAATTTTGTTGCTGGTGGATCATATGTAGCAAATGTTCACTATGATGGTACTTTAAATGCACAAAATGCTATTATAGCCCCTGCTATCTTTGCAGGTGGAGTAGAACTTCAAGCTAATGACTCTGCAACTCTTTTTTCAGCAAGAGCTAATGACTTTGCTACTTTTACACATATTACAGCTAATGTTGATATCGTACAGGACAATGTGGCACAAAACGCTACTGACATCTCAGCTGTTGAAGCTCGTAGAGCAGCTAATATTGCTGGCGCTGTATCTACGATTACTACAGGCAATTTAACTGCTTCTCGCGCATTAGCTTCTGATGGTTCAGGTAAAGTTGCTGTATCAGCTGTTACTGCAACTGAGCTTGGTTATCTGGATGGTGTCACTTCTGCTATTCAAACACAGCTTGATTCAAAGTCTTCAACTGCCAATGCCACTTCTCTCGCGGCCGGAATCGCTACAAATGCAAGTGATATTAGTACGAATGAATCAACTCGCTCATCTAATGCATCTGCTTTAGCTGCTGGAATCGCAACAAAACTTGCTTCTGCTGATTATACAGCTTCAGATGTGCTCACAAAAGTTAAAACAGTTGATGGCGCAGGCTCTGGGTTAGATGCTGACTTATTAGACGGCCAGTCTTCAGCTTATTATGCAGTTGAATCTACGCGTTCTTCTAATGCAGCTGCACTTGCAGCTGGTATAGCAGGAATTACACCAATTGGCACATCTGATATTTCAAATGGAGCAGTTACAGCAGATAAATTAGCGGCAACACTTGATTTAGGAGCACTCTGATAAATATATTTTGACCACAGGTTAAAATTATGATAGAAAGGTAATTATGTCACAAAAAGTTTCACCATTTATGGGCGGTCTTGGGATCGATGCCACATCAAAGTTTGAGATTCAGTCTAATGCTACTGTTACAGTTGGTGATGGAACTAATGGTGGTAATGTTGCTGTAGGCGATAACGGTATCATTTCATTCGGTGCTGGGTCTGACTTGCAGATTTTTCACAATGGTTCCTACTCCCTAATTAGAGATAGTGGTACAGGAAACCTTATTTTAGCCTGTGAGGACTTTTCACTGACAAACCCTGCGGTTGGTGAGAACATGATAACTGCGGCTGTTGATGGCGCAGTCACACTTTACTACGACAACTCCCCCAAACTCGCCACCACCAGCACAGGCGTGAATGTAACAGGCGACGTTCAAGGCGATGGACTAATTATAGACGGAACATTTGATTTAGGAACACTTTAAGGAGTAAAAGATGGCTACACAGCTACAATTTAGACGAGGAACCTCAGCCCAGAACAACGCCTTTACTGGTGCAGCAGGTGAGATAACACTCGATACAGACACTAACAACATTCGAATCCATGACGGTTCTACCGCAGGTGGAGCTGAGATTATCCCAGCTGGAACTATCATGGCATATGGTGGTGCTTCAGCACCAACTGGTTATTTACTGTGTGACAACACTGCTGTCTCTCGCTCAACCTATGCACGTCTTTTCGCTGTAATTGGCACTACATTTGGTACTGGTAATGGTTCAACTACCTTTAACGTTCCTGACTTACGAGATAAGGTTCCATTAGGCAAAGGTACTAACAATGCCACGCTTGGTACTACTACAGGCTCTGCAGGAGCTTCTTCAGTGCTCACTTCAGCTTCTAAAACAGGTGTAACCACTGCAGCTTCTAATACAGGTACTGGTAATACTGGAACAGGTAATACAGGCACAGGTAACAGTGGAGGTTCAGGAGTTACTATTACAGGATCTACAGCTAATGCTACCTCAACTACTGTAGCTGCTAATACGGGAACAGGCAACACTGGAACTGGAACTACTGGAGGTGGTACTACTGGTGCTGATGGCGCAGGTGATTTAACTCCGACTAATGTAACAGTTGCTGCGTCTGCAAAAGACTCTTCAGTTACATCAGCGATTGCTTCAATTACTCAAGCAAACCATACTCATACTGTGCCTGGTCTCTCAATTCCAGCACTTACAGTGCCAGCTCTTACAATACCATCTTTAACTGTCAATAACCATACACATGGAGTTGGAACCTTAGCTGGTTCAAGTCATGCACACTCTGTACCTGCTCTTTCAATCCCAGCACTTTCAATTCCTGCACTTACAGTTCCTTCTCTAAGTGTAAATTCTTTTACAGTTGCAACTACTCTGCCGTCAGAAGTAGTAAACTATATTATTAAGACTTGAGATACAATGTCAGAAAATGAACGTGAATTAGATAAAATACAACTTGATATTGATAGGCTGCATGAGCGTTCACAGTCTAATAAGTCTTTGATATCAGCTCACGAAGCTGTTTGTGAAGAACGTTATAACACAATTGTTACAATGTTTGAGCGTTTTGAAAATCGTATGGACAAGATGGAAACAAATCTAAACGAAATTCGTGAAATGGCAACTCAAGGTAAAACTTCTCTCAAAACGCTGTTATGGATAGGTGGTGTAACAGCAGCTTTAATTTCCCTTCTCTCAATGATAATCCCATATTTTAGGTAATGTCAGATAAATTTTTTCGTATTAAAATTCAACGTCTGCTAGATCGTCTTCCAAAACCAGTTCAATTTAATGAGTCTCAGTGGGCAATGGTAGAGAATCTTGATTCTAGTCGTTTTGTAGTCCATATTGCTGCTCGTCGTACTGGTAAGTCATATGCAGCAGCTATTCTAGCGTTTGCAAAGTTGTTAGAACCAGGACAACAAGTAATGGTTGTTGCTCCAAACTTTTCTCTCTCTTCAATTATTTGGGACTATGTTACAGATTTAATTAGACAGTTAGATATTGAGGTTGAACGATTCAATCAAAAAGATAAAGTGGTAAAACTCATTAACGGTTCAGTTTTTCGTCTTCTATCAGCTAATAATCGTGATTCACTCGTTGGACGTGCAGCAAACCTTTTAATCGTAGACGAAGCAGCTATTATACCTAATGACGAGTACTACACTCGTGATTTACGTCCCGCACTTTCTACTTTTACTGATTCTCGTTGTTTGTGGATTTCAACTCCACGCGGTAAAGGAAACTATTTGTATGAGTATTTTTTACGAGGAGAAGATCCAGAGTATTCAGATTGGTCTTCATCAATTCATACTTGGAGAGCTAATCCTCTTCTTTCAGAAACTGATGTTGAAGAAGCTCGCCGTTCTATTACAAAAGCTCTCTACCTTCAAGAGTATGAGTGTGAGTGGACTACTACTGAATCACAGATCTATCTTGATTTAGATGAAGAAAAACATATAGGTGACTATGTTGGAGAGCGTTTTGCAGAAGTAATCGGAGGGTTAGACGTTGGTTATCGAGATGAAAATGTTTTTGTTGTAATCGGGACTGATGGTGATAGTTATTTTATTATAGATGAGTTTATCTCAAAAGAATCTACAACCTCGGAACTTGCATCTGAAATACTAGAGAAAATCAATGAGTGGAATATTGACACTATTTATATTGATTCTGCAGCGCAACAGGTAAAAGCAGATTTTGCTTATGACTATGATATCTATTGTGAGAACGCTATTAAATCTGTAAATGATGGTATTAATTCTTTACAAGTATTAATTGAACAAAATCGACTTTTCTTTGATACTGAAGGTGCTAGACACACTTTTTCTGCTATGAGTGCTTACAAATGGAACCCAAATACAGAAACACCAAAACCAGTTCATGATTGGGCATCTCACCCTTGTGATGCTGTACGTTATGCTATATATACCCATCAGAAAATGAGTAATATATCTATTTATGCTTAGAATTATTATTTTAAACTATAAAAGACCTGAAAACGTAAAAGCAATTTGTGACGCATTTCATCGTTCTATTCCCATTACTGTTATAAATAATAATCCTCACCAGATTTTTGATTATCGTTCTCGTAACGTAGAAGTTATTAATAATGATAGTAATAAATACTGTATCGAGAGATGGTTACAGTGTTACAACTATCCAGAAAGTTATAAGCTAGTTTTAGATGATGACTTATTACCGTCTCCACTACTAATCAGAAAGCTCATTCACAGAGATCAACCACTTGTAGGCGTTTACGGAAAGTCAGGGGTAGAAAAAGCTGAAAAGTATAAAGATCTTCGCGATCACTGGTGTAAAAATTCACGAGTTGACTTTTTAGTAGGCTCTGTGATGATGGTGAAACAAGAAGCTTTAGATGCAATAAAAGATGAGTTACTCACTTATAGAGATTTAAAAAGAGGTGATGATATAGTTGTTAGTTATTTGATTAAAAAATATTATAAGCTTAAAACCCTAGACACTATCGTAGGTAAAGTGTTAAATCTCCCCGAAGGGGAAGTAGGACTAAATCGTGATCCTGATCACTATAAACTTCGTTGGGAGGTGCTTCAACAATGTCTGAATTAAAAAGATTTCCTATTAAATATATTAGAGACTATATTAAAAAAGATTATAAACTTCGCGATGAGTGTTACATTTGTGGTTCAAAAGAAAAACTTGAATTACATCATCTTTTTTCCGTTAGTCAACTGTTTAATGAGTGGTGTACTGAAAATAAAGTGACTGAAATTGATACTGTTGAAAAAATTACTTCCCTTCGTGAAGATTTTGCTATAGACTGTAGGGATAGTTTAGACCATCACAATCTGTTCACGTTATGTAAATCTCACCACGTGAGGTTACATACTATTTATGGTCAAAGATATTCAAATCATTTAGCACCAAAAATTAAAAATTGGTTAGAAATTCAGAGAGAAAAACATGGCAAATGAAGATAAAAAAACATGGAGAGAGTGGGCATCGGAAAAGCTTAATCCAGCACAACCATCTATATCTTCTTTAGAACCTTTTGCACTTCCCGAAACTATTGTAGACTTTGAACAAGCTTATCGCGAGATTGAAGTTGTTCATCGTGCTGTTGAGATGAATATTAACGCAATGAATGAAATACCTCTTATCGTAGATGGAGGAGCAGCAAAAAAGGTTAATAAGATATTAAATCTAAAACCAAATCCTTTTGAAGACCGTTCAAGATTCTTTAGACGTGCATTTTTAGACTTTCATTTAGATGGTAATGCTTTTTTCTATTATGATGGAACAGATTTATATCTTCTTCCTGCTAATGACGTTGAAGTAGTTCCTGATGAGCGTACTTTTGTGTCTCACTATAACTACATTGTGTCAAACCAACAACAAAGTGACTACTATGGGTTTGGAAGAGGTAAACAAACTCGTAAGCAAGAGGCGATTCAATTTGAACCACACGAAATAATTCATGTTATGAATGAAAATGAAAACTCAATCTTTCGTGGTGTCTCAAAACTAAAATCAATTCTCAATTTAATGGAACTCTACTTCTATATGATTAAGTTTCAACGTCAATTCTTTAAAAATAACGCTCTTCCAGGTTTTGTCTTAACTACAGATAATATTCTTTCAAAACGAGTAAAAGAACGACTTTTAGAATCTTGGCGATCCAACTATACAACTTTATTCGATGGTGCACGTAATCCAGCTATTTTAGATGGTGGATTAAAGATTGATGAATTTTCAACTAAATCATTTGATCAACTAGACTTTGAAAACTCAATTGAACGAATTCAACAAGATATGTCAAAAGCTCTCGGTGTGCCTTATGTGCTTTTAAAATCAGGAAATAATGCTAATATCGATGCTAACCAAAAGCTTTATTATCAGCATACAATTTTACCTATGTTAACTCAATTTTGTTCCGCATTTCAACACTTCTTTAACGGTGGTGTGACAATTCGTCCTGACAAGCTTTCAGTACCTGCACTACAACCAGATAATAGAACACAGGCAGTCTACTATTCTACTCTCGTTAATACAGGAATTATCACCCCAAATGAAGCTCGTGAAGGATTAAGATTTCCAAAACTTGAAAATAATGATAACATAAGAGTACCACAAAACATCACAGGTAGCGCTACTGACGCTACTCAAGGTGGAAGACCCTCGTCTGAGGAATCTATTAATGAGGAAGTACCAAATGAATAAAACATTTTATCTTAACAGTGCTTTCGAAACTAAAGGCATTTCTAAAAAAGCTCGTGGTTTGAAAATTGCGGGCTATGCTAATACAATCGTAAAAGACCGTGCTGGTGATGTTGTTACAGCAGAAGCTTGGGCTAAAGGAGTAAATAACTTTCTTCGTAACCCAGTAATGTTATACCAACATAAGCATGATTGTCCAATTGGTCGATTTGATCAAGTTAAGGTTGATAAGAAAGGCATTTATGTTGAAGGAACTGTGAGTGACGCTGCCGAAAAAAATCACGGCGTTCAAACACTCATTAAAGATGGAGCTCTTAAGAGCTTTTCCGTTGGATTCAGAGTAAAAGATGGTAAATACAATCGTGAAGATGATTCTATGCTAATCACAGATGTTGAGCTGTTAGAAATTTCAGTTGTCTCTGTACCTTGCAATCAAGATTCATTATTTTCGATTCGTAAATCTTTTGACAATGAAGATGAATACAACGAGTTTAAAAAATCTTTAAAAACAGCTTCTGAAGAAGAAGTAAAAATGATGCGTAAAATCAAAGCAGGAATCACCGATATGAGCGAAGGTCATTATCATACCGTCGAAATGGACGAAATGGGTAATGGTGTTACGACCTACGCATCGCACATGAAAAACCATGCTCATAAAATCGTTGGTGGAGTTGTGATGGAGGCCGAAGGTCATACACACGATATTACCATGTCAGGTGTTCCAGTTCATAACATGGAGGAGGGCGAGGTTATTAACGAACGTCCAATGTCTCCAACCGAGGAGGAAGCAATGAGTAACTCAAAATCTGAGGAAGTTGTTGCAGAAAAAACTTCTCTTGAAGAAGCCATCGTAGAAGGTGGACATTCAGTAGAAGAAAAATCTGAAACAACAGAAGTTGTAGCTGAAGTAGAAGAAACAGAAGAAAAAACTGTTGAAGCTACTGAAGAAAAAGCTGTAACAGAAGAGAGCGAAGTCAAAGCTAACGCCGAGGAAGCTATTGAAGACGAGATGGAGAAGGATGATTCAGAAGAAGAAGAGTTTTTAGCTCGTGATCCTAATGAGTCTATCCCGTTTGTTAATTTGCTTTCCGCAGACGCAAACTCACTTCAAAATGGAGACCTTGTAAATTATAATGAAAAAATGTACAAGGTTGCTAAAATCGCTACCGCCCAATCGCCAATCTATAAATTTTTAGAGGTTGACGCAGAAGGCAATGATTGTGATAATGTTCTTAATGTGAATGCAGATGATCTTTCACAATCAAATCAAATTCAAAAAAGTGAAGACACGGTTTCTAACGAAAGTCTGACTAATGAGCTTCACGATCATTCTACAAAGGAGAACGACAACATGGCTGACCAAGTCGTAGATACAATCGACCTCGATACTGTTGCTAAAGAAGCCAACATCGAAGTCAAAAAAGAAGCTACACCTGTAGTTGAAGTGTCTGAGCCTCAAGTTGCAGAACTGGTTAAAAAGACCGGTGAAGCTATCATGAAAGAGTCAGACGCTCAAGATATGCAAATTCTTAAAGAAGAAAAAGCTGCATATACCCCAAAAGAATCTGAAGAAGTTGCAGAACTTAAAGCTCAAATGAGCAAATATCAAGAAGAGATTAATGCTCTGCAGCGTTCAAAAATGCATTATCAGGAACAGTCTCGTAAAGAGCAGTTTTCTGAAAAAGAAATGGCTAACGCCGTGATGCTTGCTAAAATGCTTAACAAGCGTGATGTTTTCGATACCAAAATTGGTACTCGTATGAAAGCTGTCACATCTGTTGATCAGTTCCTTAGCAATTTCTCAAGCAACATTTACACTGAAATGGAACAGCAGCTCGTTGTAGCTCCTTTGTTCAACCGTGTAGCTGTTGACGCTAAAACATTCCGTGTACCAGTCGCTGACGAAGATACCGATGGTGATGTTGCACAGTTTGCTTCTGGCACATTCGCTACTGGTATTGCTGACGGAACTCGCATACCAACCTCAAACCAGAACACCATTAGCTCTGTGGACTTTACTCCACACAAGTTTATGGCAACAACTCACCTTGCCAAGGATGAAGAAGAAGATACAGTTCTTCCTCTGCTTGACTTCTTACGTGCCGCTGCTACTCGCCGCTTGGCTCGTGCGATTGACAAGTCAATCCTTCGTGGTACAGGCGCTCTGGCAGGCTTCACCCAGTCCCCAACTAACGCTATTACAGCTGGTACTGGTTATGGTTCTGTTATCGAAGGTATTACTAACCTGACTGGTGACGTCGGCGCAGGTCTGACTGTTGATACTGGTTCTGCTAACGATAAAGCTGATCCTTCAGACATCGCAGCAGCTCGTACAAAGCTTGGTAAATATGGCCTTCAGCTTGGTAACGATCTTGTATACCTTACCACAATCGAAGGTTACAACAACCTTGTAACAACTTCTGACTTCCAGACAGTTGACAAGTTTGGTCCAAACGCAACCTACCTCACAGGTTCAGTTGGCGCCGTTTACGGTATTCCAATTGCTATTACTGAGTTCTTGGATGTTGTTGGTTTAAGTAACAACGACCTTGGTGTACTGCTTTATAAGCCTGGCTTTATGATTGCAGAACGTCGCGGTATTGAGATTGAGAGTGAGTACGAACCACGTCAGCAGGTCACTGCTATGTACATGTCAACTCGTATTGACTTTAAAGCTCTTACAACTAATGCAAGTTCAGCTCTAGATGCTACTAAGTATTCTTACGCTGTTACTGTTGAAGCTGGTTAATCTTAGATTAAACATCTTTGAAACATACAGGGGGAGGCGGTCATCGCCTCCCTTTTCATTATAAGGAGAACAATATGTCTAAAATACCGAGTGATATTAAAACAGCTGACGATGCACGTCATTGGTTACGTGTTAATGGATTCAGCGCAGAAAAAACTGAAGCTCTAGTACGTGAGTGGTCAGAATCAGCTCCTGCACCTGCTCCTATTATAGAAGAAGTAGAAGTAGAGGAAGATGAAGTTTCAACTTCTCTTTGGAAATCAAAAAAGAAATAAGTGAGAGATAAATGGTAGATCGTTTAGAAGAGAATCAAGGAAAATATCCATACGTTACACTTGCCCAAGTAAAAGACTATTTGAGTATCTCTTCAAATACTCAAGATGCTCGTTTATCTAATATTATTAACTATGCAACTGGCGTAGTAGAACACTATATTGGGCAAGAAATTTTAGCTAATGACTATGTAGAAGTATTTGATGGCGGAAAATCCTCTGTTATGATTTCACGTCTTCCACTTTCTAATGTATATCAGGTAACAGAATTCAATGGGTCAGAGGATGTGATTTTAGCTGATCCAACAACTATTGGTCGTCCAATAGCTCACGGCTCTTCTGACGCTTCTACCCTCACTTTTCAGAATGATGCTCACTTAAATTCAAGAATTACAAAGTTTGGTACATCTTCTCTAGAACTTGCTACTTCAGACTACGTACTCGGCACTGTGTCGGAACAATTAAAATTTGAAGAAGGTGATTTTACCATCGAGATGTTTATTCGCGTTGATGATGCGCCTGTACAAGATAATGTGTTATTTTCGATTAACACTGACGCATCAAATTATATGCAATTTCGTTTAGCAAATCAATATGGTTTAGCTTATGAAGCAAATGTTGCAGGTTCTGCCACTACAATTCAAGGAGCTAATGCCGATATAGAAACTCAACAATTTGCAAAACGTCGTTGGGCACATGTATCTGTATCACGTGATTTAACAGAAGAAAAACTTTACTTACATTATAATGGCAATACTATCGCAGACGCTTCATTTACAGAAGCTAATCTTACATTTACATCTAATATTGAGATAGGCACAACATTCAAAGGTTATATAGATGAAATGAGAATTTCAGATAAAGCTCGTTATTCTGATAACTTTACTCCACCAACCAAACGGTTTAGACCAGATGGAGATACTCTCTTTTTATGCCACTGGGATGGTAAAAATGGTGCTACAGAAGCAAAAGATGTTCACGCAGCTGTAAATGAGTATAATTTTTCTCGTGATATGGGAGAAGTAACTCGTGATACTGGATCAGTTAGTGTAAGAGGTTCTTACCCTACAGTTCGTAACAACTATCCAGCGTTAACACTATCTGGTCCTCCATCTTTTGCTCCATTTCCTTCTGGAGTAAAGATTGATTATCGTGCTGGCTATGAAGCAGCTGATGTTCCACAAGATATTCAACTTGCTACTCTTGATATGATTAAACTACTCTATAAACAAGATCAAGAGAAAAAAGGTTTCTCATTTGAAGGAGAACGTGGAGATAACTACCCACTAGCTGGAAACTTTCCTCCACACATTCGCCGTATTCTAGATTTATATAGGATAATTTCATAGTGGCTCAAAAATTTGGTATTAATGTAGAGTTATTTGATCAAACTCCTTTTTTGATTGAGGTTGCTACATACATACAAAAAGTAGGCGGCCCTAAAGGTCTACAAAGAACTCAAGAAGCTAAGTCTGCCCGTACTCGTATTCAAGAGTTATTTGCAGAGTTTGTTGAAGAAAAAATCTTTAAACAAGAAAGAGGAGCAAAACAAGTACAAGGTGGTAAATCTGCAGCTGATTTGTTTGTTGCTGCTAGAGATGCTGAATTAGTATTTGGAATTGGTTTTAATGATTCAAAAATTTCACAAACAGATGAACTTCAAAGAGTTGCAATTGAATTAAAAAGTTCCATCGCTGTAGGAACTGAAACAACTACTGCTACTCAAAAAACACCAACTGCTGATGAAGACTCTGAAATTTATGATTATCTAGTAAAAACTGGAAAAATAAAAGATAAAGCAATTCTTAAAAAAGGTGTCTTAAAAGTAACTAAAGAAACCTTTAAAATTACTGATTTAAGTGGACCCGCTATTAAAGATTTAGTAGTTAATTCAAATACTGAATTTGCTAAAGCTTTTAGGTTACAGATCGAGCAAAAATCAATAAATAATATCTCTTTTAACTTAAATTTAGATAAACTAAAAAAAGGTGATACACCAGTAAAATTCAAACCTGCTCTTACAGCAGAAGATATGACTTTTAATTTAGATAGAACTCGTATTCAGGTTAAGTATGGAGCAGGAGCTCGTGAGAAATCTGAAAAAGCGTTATTTAGATATAATGAAGCGCCTGCTGTCGTGTCAAAAGAGTTTTCTAAGTATGTTAGAATGAGATTAAGAAGTGGCGGAAAAAAAGCAATTAATAGACTAATTGCGATTGCAATGTCTCTTGAACCTGGCTCAACTCCTGTCGTAACTTCTTTAAGCTATAAGATGAAAGATCCAGCTTTTATAGCTAATATCAAGTCAAGAGGACAAAGAAGAGCAAGAAAAAGGCCTCAACAAAGATTTGTTTCTAGTGCACAACTTACAGCTCTTGTTCGTCGTCGATTAGGAGAAAAAATGCCAAAAGGACCTAGAAGGGGTCCTCCTCTAGCTGAAACTATCTTGACAGAACGTTCAGGCCGTTTTAGATCAAGTGTCCAAGTTATAGCAAATTATAGGCAAAATGTTATAAACTATTTTTACGACCCCCTTTACAGAGTTTTTAATAGAACACCCAGGGATCCAGATGATTTTGTTCCTGATACCATTAGAGAAGTAGTGCAGACTCTTTTCTCAAGACAGTTTAATATAGTGAGAAGAAATGGCTTCTAGACGCAAAGAAATTGTAGAGTATATAGTAACACAACTAAAACAAATTGATGGAGAAACCTCTGGTTTTAATCCGTCATATACGTATGTAAATAACCTCTTTAATAATGTTTTTCGTAAATTAAAGTTTTTAGATGAAGTTAACGATTTTCCATCTATTTACGTCAGCGCTGGTACCGAAATTAGAGATTTTAATTCTAAAAGTTTGACGGTAGGAGTTTTAGACGTTACCATAAGAGCATACGTATTTGGAGAAGATAATTCTCAAAGCCTCTCAGATAGCTTAGTTCAAGATATTGAACATGTTATCTACTCATTAGGGGATAATCCTGATAAAGGAATATTAGATATAACAATAGATAATATTTCTACTGATGAAGGATTAGCCACTCCTTATGGGCTCGCAGAGGTAGAACTAACAATTGTCTATAGAATAGACGGATAAGGAGAAAAGGGATGGCATCTCTTAATTTACAAAGAAATTCAGAGGTTTTCATGTCCACTGTTGACTTGCTCAACGGTGCTGCAGTAACCGCTATGACTCCTGAGAACACTTGGAAACTTGAAGTGTTAGCAGGTTTTGCAGCTACATCTTCCTCTGCAACACAGGATATTACAAGCCTTGAATCAGGAACAACACCTGATCGCTCACAGCAGCGTTTTAATACAGCTATTAACCCTGTTGACTGGAACCTTCAGGTTTACCTACGTCCTACTGGTGTTATTACTGGTGCTGCCGCTGGCACTACTGATGCTGGCACTACACAAACAGGTAACGTAAAGCCAGTCGCTGACTGGTTTATGTGGCAATCACTGGTTTCTAACACTGCTCCTGCTGATGGCACTGATGAGCAATCAGTTTGGGCAAGCGGTGGTAAACTTTCTACTACTAATGTAGCTGCTGCAACAGGTTCACACTCAACTCGTACAAATTTCTCTACCGCACAAGAAAACCATATGTACTTTAAAATGGATAACGTGGTTTACCAGGTATCTAACGCTACTGTTAATCAGGTAACTGTTGATGCGGGTATTGAAGAAATTGCTACAACAACTTGGACAGGTTTTGGTACAACTCTTAAAGAACTAACTAGCACACAGCGTGATAACGCCATTTCAGTGTTTGGTGGAGTTCTTAACGATGGTTCATCTGTAACAGCTAACTCAAACGCATCAGAAGCTACTGTAACAGCCCACTACCACCCATTCAATCAGATGAACGTTGCTGGTTCTATCGGAACTAACTCATTCATTAAGAATCGCTTGAGTGCTATTGAGTTCCATCATAAGCCAAGCGCAACTGGATCAGATGTTAAGTATACATTCCCAGTTACAGCTTTAAGCTTTGACTACAACAACAATATTACATACTTAACACCAGAAGAACTTGCAAACCTAAACGAGCCGATTGGTCAGTTTACTGGCACACGTGCTGTTACAGGTTCTGCTACTATGTATCTTCGTGCTGGAGACACTGAGTCAGCTCAATTCTTGAGAAATATTCAGAATGATTCACGTACTTCATCTGCACAAACTTCTAATGCTAACCTCATCATTGGTGGAACAACTGCTCCTTATGTAGCATTCCAGCTTGATGCTGTTCAGTTTGAGTTCCCATCACTGGCTGTTGAAGATGTTATCTCAATGTCAGTCAACTTTGTGGCTCAAGAAACTACTGCCAATAAAGGCAACGGTGGTGAAGTAACAATCTTTGCTGCTAAATCTTAATTAATTAAGTGTTTCTGAGGGGGAACACTAACACTTTTTAACCAGAAGAGTGCCCATCACTTGCAAATCAAGGTTCCCCCTCACCTTTGAGAAGCAGATATGTGATGGGCACTCGTATTTTACGAGGGGAAATAATGAGTAAAATTAAAAATCTAATTGCGAAAGAAACTACAAGCTGGATTCCTTTTCCAGATGTTGATGGTTTTGAAGTACATCTATGTTTTTTAACTAGAGATGACCTATTAAAGATTCGCAATCAATCACTAACATTCAAGTTCAATAAACGTACTCGTCAACGCGAAGAAGAAATCGATAATGATCGTTTTCTAGAAGCCTATGCGGGCAAAGCTATTATGGGCTGGCGAGGACTAAAGATCAAACACTTACCTATGCTACTTCCAGTTGATATTTCAGGTGCTGACGGAAATGAAGAAGTTGAGTACTCAGAAGAAGAGGCAATTGACTTGCTTAAGTCTTCTTCTATTTTTGACCAATTTATTACAGACGCAATGAATGACTTTGAACAGTTTTCAAAAAAGAAGGCTGACGAAGCAGCAAAAAACTAACTGAATACCTCCAGAACTCTTTACACGCTGGAGGTATGAACGCTGAACAGTATATTGATATGTGTGAGCAGATGGGCTGGGAAGTTGATGAAAGTCAACTACCAAAAGACCCATCTGATTTACCTTTAGAAGCTCAACAAGCTTTAATCCTTTTAAATTCTCTGCCCGACAATTGGGAAGGTATGAATGGAACTTGGTTAGGTAAAGATTATAGTGGTCTTGGAACTATAATGGATATTTATGAAATTGATGACCGTAAAACAGTATTTGAACTTTTAAAGGTTGCGGAAACAGAAATGTCCAAGTATTATAGTGATAAAGCTAAACAACGTGAATCTTTAGCAAAGGTTCAGAGAGGAAGATCTTAATTGACCACCCAAACCAATACAATAATTAATAAGTTTAAGTCTGAAGGTGCACAAAAAGTTGTAAAAGACACAGAACGAGTTGGTCGCGCCCAAACACGTCTTGGTCAAGCTTCTGCATCTGCCGGTCGTCAATTTTCAGCACAAGCATCAGGTCTCGGTGGTCTAGTTGCAGCCTATGCAGGCGCAGCTGCCACCGTTTTTGCGTTACAGGCTGCATTTGATGCTTTAGCTCGCGCTGCTCGCGCTGAAACCATTGTTCAAGGTACTAAGACTCTTGCTCTTGAAATTGGTCAATCAGGTCCTAAAATTATTGCAGAAATTATTAAAATTACGCAAGGACAAT